GATGAATTAGCTGGTATTTATCCGTTGCCATTTGATTGGAATGGCTGGCATGTAAATTGTATGTGCTATGCTATTCCTATCGTTATGAGCGAGGAAGAATATTGGAGCGTAGGCCCTAAACGAAGAGTGTCTGAGGTTCCTAAGCAGTTCAACGACTATATCAGTAGAAACGAGTCCAAGATTCTGTCATCTAAGAGCATTCCTGTATTTCTCACAAACAACGAACAGTATATTACTTCTAGTATAGTCTTGAAAAGCGAACGGTGAAAGCAATTCTTATCACTGAAAGGCGACAAGGAATATACAGATGTGGCCATGAACTCTAAAGGCGGTCTTAAGGCTACTCACGTCAAACACGAAAAGGCAGACGAGGACCAAGAGCCATGCCTGGGTAAAATGACTGGGTATGATCTGGAATATGAATTGAGAGACTTAGCTTACAATAACGGGCATAGTGTTATTTTATGTAAAGAGGGTGAAAGAATGCCTAATACTACTGGCCAATACAAATCTCTCGATATGATTTTTGATGGTGTGCGCATGGATATAAAATCTGTTTGTAGTTATACCTGTAAATACAGAAATCAAATCAAGACCAAAAATAAACAGCTGAGTATTTGGAATGCTCAGCAGAATGACAATAGCAATACCGTTTGTCTTTATTTCCATGATAAGAAAATGTTCAAAGACGAAAGCGTTGTTGAGAGCTATAAAAGTTTTGTTAACGTCGCTAAACAGAACAAACAGCCAATAGTTGTCAAGAATATTGTTTGCGTTATAAAAGATGGCGAAAAATTAGTAATAAAGAGATATTCTTTCTAAAAATGAAGCACTGAAACCATCCAAGGTCAAACAGGCCTCATGGGCGCCCCTGCCTGACTCAATTTGGGCTTAGGTTCCGGATGAATTTCAGTGCTTTTATCTTTCTCCTTTACCGCTGCAAAGGTAATATTTTATTTTGGAAAATCCAAATCTTTTCGAATTTTAATTGGTTCAAGCCCTCGCTGGTGCATTTAATGTCTTGTAAGCCTCGAAAGTCAATGTGCTCACGCGCTCACTGATGGTTGTGGAGATTGTCATGATGTCTCCCATAAGGAGCCTCGTCTCTCCCTTCCCGACCTCTGTGATTAGACTCAAAAGGCAGTTGATTTCATCCTTAAGCGTCTCGGCTTTCTTCATCAGCGGTGTTGGCGGCTCAACCTTGACCTCTTTCTTCTTCTCGCCGGACTGAGAAGCAATACACTTTTCAACAGCCTTCGGTACTCTCGGCTTCGGCAGGTTGCAGATGATGTTCTTCTCCTTCAATGCGAGAAGCCAGCGTCTGCCTCGCTCCGTCCAAAGAGGTCTTCTTGTGTACTTGCCCTTGATAAGGTGTGTAGTCACCTCAGTTAGCTGATAGGTGGAGTAGGGACTTGTCAGCATCCACTCATAACCCTGGTTGAACGCAAGGCCAACCTCCTTCAGCTCTTCGTACAGCTTCTGTGCGCTGCTCATGCCCAACTCCTTCGCCATCTGCGTAGTGGAATAGACACCCTTTGTCATGTCGCACTTCTGCACTTTCTTGAAGCATTCATCGATTCTCTCCTGGAGATCACCCATGATTTCTTTCTGTCTTGTTAACCACTCCTGGTCCTTTTTGACTTCGACCAGCATTTCCTTTGCGAACTCTTTCAAGCTCATGTCTGCGTTTGTTGCCATAAGATTTCTGTTTTAAGCAACCATCGAGCTCATTTAATAAAGAAGGGCAGCCGCTCATTACGCCCTCAGAAATCAGCCTTAGAGAACCAGCGTCCCGGTTTTATCTCCTTGGCAGGTCGTAACGTTGCAGTTGCCCTATATAGTAGGCTCTTAGACAAAATTACTACCCTTTTCCTATATGCAAATGTACGAAAATTTTGCCAATTTGCCAAATCTTTTAACCTAAATTACGAATTTAATTTGTTGAAAATCAGCGAGTTAGATTTGAGATAAGTGATAAACTCATCGAGTATTTTCGATGTTCGCTCTCTAATATCCGTTTCTGTAAAATCTGTCAACGCCTGTGATAACATCCGTAATTCATGTATCTTAGTTCCGATTCTCTCACCTGTGGATTTGAACTCACCATTATAATACTTAATTTTATCTGCAAATCTGTAATCGGATGCTCGAATGTTGACTCTCCTCTCCAATACCGATTTGTTTCCCAGCATTTCAAGAACCTCGTCACTCGACAACCCACCTTCTTTGACTTGTCTGTTCCTTGGAAAGATATGTTCAATATCATATACCGCGTCAAGAGGAAGCAATTCCTGATTCTCGAAAGAGAAAGCCCACCACACAATCATCGACTTCGTAATCGCTCGAGTGTTTGAAAAGCTGAAGTTGTTGAATTGCGAACGGAACAGCTCCTCTTGGAAAAGATAGTTCTCAAAAGCAATCTCTTTGTTCTCTATGATATTCACCATCTCGTTGAAGACTGGTGCTCGCAAGGCAGTTATTCCTGGGTTGCTGATAGCGTATGCCCATATAAAGCCTATCAAACGATTAAGGAACAGATAGAACTTTTCGTTGTCCAACATATTCTCTGCATTTTTATTGTGCATGAAATATACCGATACGATATAAGTCCATAAGCTATTAGGCGCATAATTTAATACAAACAAGCGCTTTAGTACATCCACAGAGAAACGGTCTTCGTTCTGAGAATATACATCTTTCCAGAAGTCGGCAAGCAAGACAAGATTCTCTAAAGTCTGCTCTCGGCGAAGTAGAATATACCCATCTTTCTCGTAGAACTTTCGAAGTCCTTCTGTCATAGAACTACGATTGGTCATCAATGCTCTCTCGTAGTACATATAACGTGTAAACAACTCATCCAAAGGTGTTCCTCGATATGGGTGGAATATTTTGGTGACGAGTTCGTCAAGCTCTTTCCATGTAGTGATAAACTCTTCCTTCTTTCCGATGGATGAGTAGAACTTATAGAGCTGTGCCTTGAAGATGTCTGAGTCAGACAACGGCTTACCTCTATCATTAAGCGTTGAGAATATCCTAAGAGCAGTATCTTGCGACTCAGCCTCTATCGGAAGTAGCACACAGTTATTGAGTATGCGGGCTGGATATAATGCAAAGAAAGAAGGGTATTCTTCAATGAATTTTCCTATCTTGTCTTGAAAGTATCTGAAGTTGGTCGCATACCGACTCTTTCCTACCGATGTTCCTTTTCGGAGTATATCCATAAACTCTTCCTTGTCATTGTCTGTTGCAACCTCCGAATTTATCTTCAAGTCGTTTGGATCATATTCTCCGAACTCGTTTGCTCTCCAAATGCACTTTTCTATATCCTCTCGCATCTTGATTGAACGATTGTCTTTCATGTGCTCCAGGCGATTGTAGAAAGCTCGCAGTAAGAGAAGCAAGGTCGTAAGACGCTGCTGACCGTCAATGATTTCAAGTTTCCCTTCGTCATTACGGAATGTTACTATAGGACCGAGAAAGTAACTCTCTGAAGAATCGAAGCTGTCGCAGTTGTTATTCGGGAATGAAAAGGAAAATAAGTCTTCCCATAAGACCTTACATTCGTCTTCTCCCCAAGCGTAAGGGCGTTGATAATCTGGTATCAGAAATGTAGCTTTCTTATCTTGAAAAAGATATTTAACGTTCTTCTGATCTACTATTAATTTGGACGACATAGCCTTGTTAGGATTTAGTTATTCTTTCTCGTCAAACTCACCCTCCTTGTCAAGGTAGTGAATAGCAGCCTTCACGATATAAGTGAAACCTTGAAGAGCGAATGATAACACTATCGAAAAGACCGAATAGATAACAAAACAGAATGCTTGAATTCCGCTAAAATCTGAAGAACTATAGCTGTCTTGGTTCAACGTCGTTATCCATGTAATGACGGAAATTGCTAACGCTACGAACGAAAGGACAGTTAATGCCTCTGAAATGTTTTCAAGATACCTTCCTATCTGAGGTACAAATTTTCTATTTCCCATATGATGCGCCCGTCATGCCGGTAGCTAAGCTTTAGTTAATAATCCGTCTATCAGATTAATAACGCATCATATGGTACTTTATTGTGTTGAACCAAAAAATCTAAATAAACTTTTCAAGATAGCTATAACGTTTAGACTCTCTTTTACAGTAATCAGAAAAGTCCTTATAACGCTCTACTTTTCCGTAAAGTTTAGGGTAGTCCATCATCTCGTCCAGCATCTCTTTGCTGAACTCGGTGAATCCAAAGTTGTAGCCACTCTCTCCGCCCTGTATAGCACCTGTCCCATGTTTAGCTGAAGGCTTATAATTGTATGTCAGGCTTATTCCTCCTTCTGATGTATATCTGGCAAGCTGATAGGATAGAAACTTTCCGTCCTTTCGAACGATATAGCCATACGTTTGCTTAATTGCAATGACACGATAGCCAAGTTCCTTGATTTCCTCAAGTCTGTTTTTCATAAGCCAAGCCCCCATTCAGACGTGTATAAAGGCTTTCTTACATGTATGTCGTGAAACGATTGGATGAACGTATCAAGCTTTTCGCAATCCCAATCTCTTGGGTAAGTTATGTTGACACATCTTCGCAAGTCTCTTTTATAATTAATAAGGATAAGAGGCTCTGTCTTTGACTCATATTTTCTTTTTAACTTAACTTCTAACTCCATAATTATTTCTCCTCGAATTTATAGTTTGGGCAGCTTCTCTTGTTTTCCATTGCAAGCAGTACCGGGAACAGCAGACCGTGCCTGCAACCATTTCCGTGCTCGTCAGCAGCCTCACAAGAGAAGCAGCCGTAATACTCGTTAATATTTAATGCTGTCATTACTCGTAATCCCTAATGTTCAACAATACTGGAAATCTCGGCACTCCAGCGTCAGAATACCCTTGATGCTGAACAGTCGCCGCCATACCTATCAACTCGTACTTGTCGGCTAAGTATTGGGCTCTGAGTGACCTTGGGCCTACTGGGCGGGCGCAGAACTCATGCTCTCCACACTTCAGTTTGAATATAGCGGTACCCGCATCATTGCCCTCCGCTTCCAAAATATCTACAATCTTGAACTCCGTCGTATCGAACGATTTCAGCTTCATAAGGTCATTGCTTCTGCCCTCGGTATAGATTCCATCTGCATTTCTGATAATGGCACCCTCGTAACCGGTTGAAACGAATATCTTGTGCCATCGCTTGATGTCCTTCTCTGAATGGGCAACGAAAGTCTGCGTAAGGTACACAGGTCCGTTTGGATCAATGGGAGCAAATTCCTCCTGAAGAGCTTTCCATCTGGCAGCAAAGCTTCCTGGAATCTGTGCATCGTAGATAACCATACGTAGCTTGTCGGTCATGGTAGAGCGACACTTTACAGCAGAACATATCTGTTGAAAGGTCAATTCCTGGTGGTTGTATATCTCACCATCCAAAGGAAGCATACCGCGGTGCTTCTCTCCCCACGCCTTAATCTGAGGAACATCATATTCCTTGCCACCTCTCGATGTGAGATGAACCTCGCCACCTTCTCCTTCATGAAGGACGCATCTAACTCCGTCATACTTAGGCTGGGCGAAGCAAGGAAACTTCGTCTGCGACGGATAATATCTTGTTGCTAACATTGGTTTCATAGCCATTTCCCGTATCTTCTGTGAATCTCATCGTAAATGTATGCTCCACTCGTATGCGGAGCACTAAACATTAAGATGATGCAGTTATCTACCTTTATCTGGTTTGTCCTGACTACCTTGTCATTCTTGACGTGGTCGCAATAGACCGTGTTGCAGGAGTGATATAGGCGCATCGTGCGCCCATATCTGTCTGTTCCTATATTCTCTTTGTACATAGCTAGTCCTCCAAATCTACATCAAAAGCAGCTTCAACAATATTTTTGATATCCTCTGTGAAACCGCAAATTCCGTTATACTCCAGCCAATGATCCAGCAGCTCCGTGTTAGTCATTTCAGCTACTTCGCTCTCACTATACTCTGCCTCTTCTACGAGGTACTTCATCAAATCATTCTTATCCATATTACTTGATTTTATTAATGTCGCAAACTAATACATTACCTACTATTACGTCTCTGATACCTGCTATGTTCACAAGCATCGTGGCGTACTGGTTCTCTGGAAGATCGTTAACCTTGCCCTCCTCATTGACTACCATCACCTGCGATTTGCTGAGTCGGACCATCTCGATGTGTCCTCCCACGAACCCTCTCAATTCTTCCAGTGAGAAATCCTCTCCGTTTGATGGCTCCACATTCTTGTGGAGACCATCGGTATTTATTACTGTTGATAACATAGGCTAATCATTCTTTTAGCGTTATTGACTGAATATGCCTGTGTGATACCGTCTATGTAAACGTATCTCTGCCCAAACATATCCTCAAAAACCTGGATGATGTGCTTCTTGTACTTGAGAAGCTTTGTTTCAAAAAGACCGCTCATAATCTTTATAATTTTAATTGGTTCAACTTGTAAGGTAGGCTCTGAATAGTCAAAAGTACTACCCTTTTATCTATATGCAAAGGTACGAAAATTATTTGATATATGCAAATATACTAATGATTATTTAGTTAAAAATACT